GCCATAACTAAACTCCTATGACCATCTGAACCAGCCAGTTGCGGCTACGGTAATGCCTAGAGTATTCCCGGCTGTGGTTGTCACACTAGCCCCTGATGAATCAAGCAGGCCGTAAGCGATCAATTCCGCTGCGGCATCTGAGGCGTTGTAGTTATACAACACCCAATATTTAGCCACGATCCCTGCGCCCGTTGCTGCCCAGGACGGGTCGTTCGAGTCCAGCATCCAGGTTCCTGCCGTTGGCTCACTTTTAGTTTCACCCACCAGTGCATAGCGCGAATACCCAGTGCCGCCCGCTACCTCATCGGTTATATCATTGACATAATCATGTGCCGCTGCGTCAGGCGTATAGGCCGATGTCGTTAGCAGTATCCGCAAGTCTGGCGTGTCCAAATTAATAGTGCCACCGACTATTTTACCCTTACCCTTATTGTAAAAAACCGATGTTCCTGTGGTTGTACTCATGGCTATACCTTTACGTTAAATGCGAGATCAAAACTATTGTTCAAAGTCTCGGTGAATGTATTAGCGGGGACTTCGCGCTTTAGCCACAGGGCCTTGCAATACGTAGTACCTGCGGTTGAAGTCAAGTTAAACTTGGTTAATGGTGCAGCTGACGTGGGTGAACTAAATACCACGCCTGCTGGTGCGCCTGTCTCGGACGTAGTATCAGCAGGATAATCAGTTCCCGACACCCCCGTACCCGTACTCGGTGCTTGGGTTGCTAAGCCCATCGAGATTACATCAGCGCCGCTGGTATTCGCCGCGATGAAGGCTTCAATATCTATTTTGTCGTCAGTTGTAGCGATGGTGCCGGTGTTCTTGATGAAGATACAGCGGTATTCGGTAAGCCCCGCTAACGACTGTGCCTTTGTTATGTTGTCGAATACCTGGAGTGGGTTATTGGTGATTGTCACTGAATCCGAAGCACTGGCTCCGGGCAATGATGCTGCGACTACGGTGACATTGATGGAGCCCCCATTACTGGCACCCTGAATCAAATAGTTACCGCTGGTTGCTACAGAAACCGATGCCCCAGAAGTTCCACCATAGGGGGCCCAAGATAGCGTCGGCGTTGTCGCATTGTAAGTGTAGTAGAGCGACCCAGCACCTAGGCCATTACCTGCGGCATTGGTGTACGTCACTCCAGAAATAGGAGTAGCACCTACCGCTAACTGCGACAGGATTTCAGTAGTGGTTATCACTCCGCCTGTTGATTTGGTGGTGTCAGTATTGCCGGTTCCGGTAGAACCCCCTGACAGGTAAAATTTTAGTTCACTGACATTTGCCATGATAATTCCTTCATTTCGCGGTTGGGTAATGCCTTACGGCATGGATTAATTTATGCGTTTCTTAATAATTCCGCTGCCTGCCAGTCTTTATTAGCGAGTGGGTTAGCGGTTGCATCCTTGCCGACAAACAGCGCGTATTTCAGCCCATCTACTTCGGTGACGACCATTGCGCCCGTTTTATAGGCGGGTATCGCCACATTATCGTAACTGAGCAAGCCGACTATGCCTTGTGCGTTTAACGCGATAAAGCCACGCTCAGACATAAAATAATCTGTTAACCCATCTGGATCACTAGCCTCGCTGCCTAGCGCACAGCCCCCTTTTTGCAGGAGATTAACCTGCGTGCCTTCCGGCGAATCTATGCCGACGATCTGATGCAGCTGGTTTTCGGTATTGACGTACAGGGTCGGTGGTGCGCTGACGATTACTTTCGCAGTGCTGTCAAAGCGGAAAAACTGATTACGATGCTGACTGCCATACTTGTGAACATCGGTGTAATGCACCCGGTTGTCGCGTGTGTAGTAAATACGACCATTGTGGGCGATTATCTTAGCGTTAGGTTGCGGCGGATAACTAAACTGTGTTGTTAATGGAATAGTGCAGAGGCGCTTAACCAGGGCAATATCAGACACGTTCGGTGCAAACTCACCGTACAAATACAAATCCTTACTGTTGACAGACGATAAGTATACGCATACGCCGGTACAATAAGCCGGGGGTACAGGGAAATTGGTTAGGTGGATGCCACCACCTTCCGGTACGATAACGCGCTTACTGACTCCGGTTCCGCCTTCCTCGCCGTCTGAGCCTAGCCAAGTAATCGCAAGGCGGTACTCACCGGCAAACATGCCCCCGGACGAGGATGGCGCAGCATCGGCTTGACGAGCTGGACGCGCTACGCCCCACTCTTTGTTTACTCCAGCCACCACCACACCAGTAGCGTCAGCATTGGCCCAATAAGTAGCATCGCCGACAGTAGTATAAAAAACACAGTTTGATCCGATAGATGCCCTAAGCGTTGTCGCGGTGTTGTCACTATTTAGCCTTTTTAGATTGCCGTCCTCGACAAATATAGTCGAGTCACCTTGGTGTAGTGAGTGGCAGTTCCCCGCATAAACGCGAGTGGTGCCTGGGCGCGAGAATAGTACCTCGCCATCATTGCCGAATTGGACGTTGACAGCTTGCCGCGCTTTGCCTTCAGGGAGCGCTTCTTCTCTTGCTCGGTTGTTCATCCCATTAAACTTGATCGCAGTCATTAGCGATTGGCTACCTTGAAGCGCAGGGTAATGTCGTCAGTCTGCCCAGTGTTTTTAACGTAATGGCAGGTAACGTCGAATTTGGTTAGCGTGGTATCCTCCAGCGCATCAATGACAAAAGTTATACCCACTGCGGTGTTAGTTACGGAACTTACCGTTACCGGATCAGGGCCGTATGTCAGGGGATCTAGCGTCAATACAGGCGCAGTAGGTGATACCGTTATCGTTGCCGTGGCGATTGATTCTTCAGGTATCATTAAGTCGTAAGCGACAGTTTGCCATGTCAGCCCGGTTACACCGTCTACCGTGGTGCCGCCCACTGTATAATTCCAGGTAGGCTCCGTTGCGCCTGATACGCCCGGCGTTAACGCGACAAAGTAAATGCCGGTAAACACGGATGCAATAACGCGACTGGCGGCTAATGCGGTGCAGTAATACACGGTAGCCGTTACCCAAGCATCAGGACGCAGGGTGATACCGAACGGACGTACAGATTGAGCATCATGTACCCCCGGTACTTTAAAAGGGCCTTTCGATAAAGCGGGATAAAACATTAGCGAGACTCCGCGAGTAAATTATTGCCGTAGTGATTAGCCAGCATGTCTGCACCAAATTGCTGTGCTACAAGATTATTGCTGCATTGCTGAACCAACAGAAATTCTGTTGTTATTATGCTACTAGGCACAACAAGCCAGCTCATATCCGCCAAGATAACCGGCCTGGGGGCTGTCAGTGCAATACTAATTCCCGACCGGGATACACCAACCGTTATTGATGGGGTAGCTGTTGTTATCGATACAGATGCCGCACTTAATCCATTAGTAATAGCCGAAATAAATGGGTTTGTGGTAGTTATCGCGGTGATTATCTCGCTTAAGCCGTTGGTAGTAGCAGAGACTAATGGCCTGGGCGTGGTAATCGCCGCTAATGCTGAACTTAATGCAATCGCGCTTGCTGTAATTGTGGGGGATGTCGTGGTAATCGACGCGCTAACAGAACCAACAGCCACAATATTTGCACTAGCTGAAATTACCGGATTACTGGTTGTGATTGCCGCTGATGCTGAATCTGTGCTTGCAATGGTTGCCGACACTGTAGGCGACAGCGTTGTTATAGCTATACCTGCTGTACTCAACGCCACTATCGATACAGACACAACTGGTTTTAAAGTTGCAATTGCAGCTGATACTAAACCAGAGTCACTTACACTTGCAGAAATTGTAGGTTTTGCGGCTGTAATCGCTACGCCTGCCGCTACTGTAGTCGATACAGATGCAGATATAACTGGATTGCCGGTTGTCAACACAACTGACGCTGTGCTTAGTGCCGTTGAATCAATAGCTATGATTGGGTTGGTTGTTGTTATTGTCGCAGATGTTGTATCACCTACACCCCCGCCTGACACAACACTAAAAAGACTGCGCGGCTCAGGTGCAAATATTTGCCAGGGGTTATCAACAATACTAAAAACTTCGGCATCGGATAGAGCGCGATTAAATACGTATTGAAGATAAATATCACCCTTTAGATACTGCCCATCGCCTTTATAACTCCCTACTCGTACTGAACTCCCTGAATTAGGTGTGCCGCCTAAATCACCTGTGGCTTTAGTTTTATTATAAAAAACAGATGCACTTCCTGCGGAGGTAATGACAGCAACAGCAACATGGGGTGCCGCTATATTCCCAGCTACACTTATTACAACAGGGCTCCCACCAACAAATGGGATAAATTCCGCTTTGTTTTGATATGTCCTAAATTGAAACTTTCTAATAGCCACAGAATCGTCATCATCCAAGTACATTGATATACCTGAACCACCCCTAGATAATCCATAATTTACTATGGTGTACGCTGGCCCGTAATTTATTGCATAGTCATGGTAGCCTTGATTCGTGCCATCGCATGTTAATGCCACTCCTTTTTCTGAA